CCCGAGGTGAGACCATAGTCTCAACGACTTGGTTTATGAGAGTCAATGAACGGTTGATCATGTCGTTCATATGGCTTCACAAGCCAAGTGTCTCGCATCGTGACCATAGGCCTGCAGACAATTGACTCAAAACCATCACACAGGTTTTTCCTTGTGTAACAAGTTTCGAGCCAATGTCGATACCTAATCGACTCATCTTGTGATGAGTATTCCCGCTTATTATAGATTGTTGTCATGTTACTAACATGAACTTCAATCCTTTGTAAACGGGAATTCCAACGTTTCCTAGTATGATAGTTAGTATAATTATCAGATACTAGGTTGGTTGGGGCAAAATAAAGTTTATACCCGGTTTTCTGAAGCTTGTTGATATAAAAATATCTCAAGCATCGATAACCATAAGTATAAGCTTCATTTGCCTTATCGATTAGTTTAGCAATCCTAACATCATCTTCGCGAGATGCGTACTTACGACTGACTCTCATTGGAGTCACATCATACCCATCACAGAACTCGCCTCCGCAACTTTCGCGGAACCAGCAAGTGTCTTGATAGAATGATTTATCGTAATTCACTCGAAATCCTAAGATTTCGAGGAAACGCATCACTTTTTCTACACATTGTGTAGGAACGATGATGTCATCCCCGTAGACAGAATATCTACCGGGGACGTGGTCTACCCTAGTTACATGTTCGCATATTGAAGCGAAGATAATTGTCTCAACTGGGAAACATAACGATGATCCCATTGGAGCAAATTTCTTCAACTTAATAATGCGACCATCTGGTAAAAGTGTTTCCCGGGATCTAGTTACTACGAGGTATCGTAATAACCATGTTCCCCTGAAAAGCTTTTTCACCAGTTCGTAACTTACCGAGTCGCTTGCGGAACTTAAATCAATTGTCGCATAATTACGATACATTGACCCGAGTTGCGCTAAGCGTCTGTTGCGAGTCTGATCACGGAAACCAATATGGCTTCTAAGTGATTGATGAGACTCTACCCAGTTCTCAATGACACGCCAGACACCTTGTTGGAAATATTGCAAGGTGGCTGGTTCCATTGAGATCGTCCGGAAAGTTTTATAACTTTTCGGAACGAAAATTGTCCTTGATATACGAGGTTGTTTCCTGCGTATACCATGGACCCACCAGGAATCACCGAAAGCGTACTGGAGAGCTCCATCTGTAGCTAAAGCTTTATATTTAGCTTCGAGGGAACATCTACCATGCTCCGCGATCCCGCCAGGACCATGTCTTGGAACAATTTCATCTGGGGTGTAGGCTCCAAACCATGCTCTTATGATTTTGTTAAGAGCATGAACGATGTTATCTGGAAACTGTTGAAGAATATTTTCTTCTACATCCAGATAATCATCCAACAACTGCTGAGTTAAGTCGATGTCGTTCAGCGATAATCGGCTTGTATAGCTAAAAAGCTGTATAAGACGTCTCGCACTTTCGACATCGCCTGACAGACATCTAGAAAAATCCTCCTTAACAAGGTTAAAGAGGTGACTAGAGATCTGTCCGCAGTGGCCTTTAAAGCCTACTGGAGTTTGCATTCTTATTGAATGCAAACACTCGGCACAAGCCTGATTTAACGTATACACATCCGCTTTGGAGAAATCTCTCCAAAGCCTGTGTGCTACACGTTTCAGGTTTGAGGGGTGTAGGTAGCCTAAATCATATATCAGACATAACCATTGGAGGTATACGTCTGATACCGTTAAGCTATCACCGAGACTGAGCTCAGTACCTTTCCTACAAAAGGTAACCGAGGAATTATTCCTCAGTGTTTCCAAAGTATGAAATACTTGGCTAGGTCTCATGTTAGTCCCTCCTAGAATGTGATATGAGCTTTAAGGAAAACCTTAAGCTTCTGCCATATGACATTTAACGATAATTTAGCGTTAATATTCATATGCTACACATCCTGAGGTACTAACGAACCTCTTAGAATGGCGTCGAGACGTGACGTTGTAGAAACGCCAGTGTCGAATAAGCCACTCAGGAGTCGACCAATTCCCGTCACTACATCCGAGGCCTGCACGTATGCAGAACTTGGAACCTTGATAACAAGGTGGTAGGAACATGGAAGGTCAACACGATAAGCAGAGTCGACTGTGTCAGTAACTGATATAACATCAGTTAGTTGCGCAAGGATGCTTACTCCCTTTTTACTGGGAGCATACATCGGCGCATCTATTCCTGTTCCAGCATAAATGTTGGAAACTTCGGAAAAACACAGTCGAAGTTTCTCTGGTTGATCGGTAGGACAAGTTATATTTGTTAATATAACCTCCTTACCGGGTGAGTTAGATTTCACGCGGAAGTCCTTCTCAAAATTGAGAAGACCTCTCGGGAAATTTAAACTCGCCACACCACTTATAGGTGTATCAGTGTAACCAGCTGAACAATTCTTTGCCATCGTCGTTACTCCTTTCTGCGATTTTAAGCCGCATTATTATTTTCGACGCTGATTTAACAGCATCATCCCGTCGATAAAATTTTCGGCGGTAGCGGTTTTTAATTGCAGAGTGAGAGGCGGTGCCGGGCATTGATCAGATACCCATCTGTGATATAGCACCTTTTGAATGGAACCTAGGATAGGCAATCCCACCATACTGATTTTAAGATCAGTGACTTTTCGGTACGACATTGTAACGTACCGTATTTTGTGGTGGGTGAGAAATTCATTAACTTCGAATCTCTCTAACATATCACCTACACCTAGGAACCAGTCAATGACGAATGAGAATGGAACTAAATCCCAAATATTAGAAAGTTTTGGGAGAAGTCCAATGCTATCAATCGAATCTAAAAGATTGATAATAGCATGATCCTCATTCTCTATAGCTATCTTCAGTCTTTGAGTTAAACTATAGTCGAAATCTTTAGTCGACTGTCGTTTAACTTTGCTAGCATTATAAGTCGCGAAACCATTTTTATCAAAATATGGTCCATGCTTCTTAAATGCTCGAACAATCTCTTGAAGATCAGAGATTGTCGGTAGTAAGCCGTAATTCATCCATAGATAATTATCTGACCAAGTCTTAAGATATCTAAGATTCTTAAGCTTTGGCAATAATCTCCATGGATGTCTTATTTCAGAAAGTAGTTCGAGCAAATTCGCACGAACTTTAGGAACTTTCTGAACAGCTTCTACAGCTAATTCAGAATAATCATCAGGTTCAAGAGGACAGACACGTAAGTGTATGTTCTCACTGATGTAATCCTGAATACAGGATGTCAACTCACGAGGGTTCACTCCACAATTGAAATCAATTAGGTGTGACCCCTCACGAGAAGGTCTGGATACGTAAGGCCTTAATCCATAGGTCTTAGGTAAATTGATTATGGCGTAGGAAGAATGATCATCAAACCAATTATGATTTTTCGTCCTAAACCAATCAATCGAGGACCAGGTCTTGGTAAATTCTGCGGACATCGATGATGTATGACATACGATGTCGGAGAATTTAGTACAATCCCATCTGACGCAATACGGATCATTCTCGTTCACGATTGCTCGATAAAGAAACCAATCTTTACCGTTATAATCGTGAGCTTCGTAATAATACGTCGCGCCATCGGAGGTGACTTCCGTGACCCCGAGTCCAGACCATCCTGGCTGAAGAATCCCATGAAGCGCTGTCCTAGATATAAGTTTACCATTTCTGGTATACTTATATGTGATAGCCTGAGGAAATTTCTCTGTAGGCACATGTTTTGCGTCTACAAGAGCAGGATGAAATTGAAGGTGTCCATCGTATTTTACGTGGATAACATCATTTTCTCCAAATATTCCTCGCTTCTCAGTAATAGTGTCAAGATCTGTCCTAATAAGTTGGGACAAATAATCTTGACTACCATCGATCTGCATGGGGCCTATTAATAGGCGCCAGTAGAAGATGTAATACCTACTACTGAATGTGGGATAAGATAGCTCAATCACAGATTACCTACACTCCTTCCTACAAGTTACCGCTACTTGTAAAGAAAACGCACAAGCGTCGCAATGTGTTCTACGGCTTAGCCGTGCGAGCCACATCTGTGACTCCAATCGGAACACGCGATCGGATTCTAGTTACTGCGTTAAAAGAACTGCACAGTCTCAGTTGATGAGACTTGTTCAATCCTTTCTGCAGTTGAACTAGACACTAACATCTGAATAATATCAGGTGTCAGTGTGTTGGATTGAATCATACTATCATTTCCATGTTAGTATGCTCTCTCCAACGGAGTGCTACAAGTAGCATGAGAACCCTCAAGGAGGG